GTGCAATGTCTGGTTGCTGGACATAGGCTTGGATCATCTGCATTGCCATCTGCGCTCCGTTGGCTTGTGCAGGAACCTCAATACCAGCAAAGATCTTAGCAAGATCATCAGTGACGTTCTTAGCCACCTTCTGCTGTGCTTCTTCAACTGGTTGTAACACATAGTCAGCAAAGATTGGATTGATGCTTGCCGCTGCAAACTCAAGAAGTTTGTTAATGTCGATAACACCATTCTTGTCCATTTGCACTAGTGATACCATGTTCTTTAGTTGCTCGGATGCCGTCTCTGAGTCACTTGATTGCGAGTCAAAGTTTACCACAATTGAGAAGTTCTCATCGGGACTCCCTTTCGTCATGGTCTGCGGGTTAGGATTACCTGTAACTTGGAAGAATACTTCATCTGGCCCCATACGCTGGTAGAGCTTCCATGACATTGTTAAAACGTCACGAACATGATCTAGAAAACGTGAAACATAAAACTGCTGCCTCGATGCTGAGATAGGATTGTCAAGGTCAAGACCAACAGCGCGATCCGCTTGCTTTGTCATTGATAGCTCGATCTCCATTGAGTTATTATCATTCGGCGGGATCGGCCCCCAAGCGATTTCACCAAGGCGACGATAAGGTACACGGACTCCTGGCCCCCAATCACTAGGAGGTCGTCCAGCAGGGTGCATTAAAGGTGGCAAGGTGGACATTGACGCACGATCAATACGAGAGTCTCGTTCTGTCTTAACTTGCATCTGTGCGCCCCTTAGAACGTCTGAGAACGTCTGTGTGTCGTACATCCGCTTCTGATCGTTTGACAACCTAGTCACTACAAACGGATAATCGTCATAACCATTCAGTAACTCATGCTTTGCATAGTCATCAGTCATCGGGTGGAACACGGTGCAGTAAATACCTTCACTACCGTCCTCTTCGTCGATCAAGCGTTGGTATGCGTACACAACCATGATTAGATCGTTGTCGTCTGTGATTGGTAGTCGCGTATTTTGCTTAATCTTCTCCCCATCGAGGTACATCGAGTCTTTGCCGCGCAGGTTGGAGATTGCGTTTTCAACCCAGTCTTTGTCCCACCCATCACTTGTGACCTTCTTCTCAAGTTCTTGGGCGGTAAGAAATGTCCTCCAGAATACATATGGCGACCTTTGTGGATCGGTAACGTATGCTGGGAATAGCACCTCGCCATCTGGGGCGCAAGAATGCACCATTGGGCAATCTACTGTTGTGCGAGGAATGGACACAGATGCTGTGCCTTTTTTCCGCAGGTCTTTGATAACCCTTGTCGCACGTTTCTTAGATAAGTCAGGGAATGCCGTAGCTAGCATATCCATAACCATAGTATCATCAACGCCAGAACTAATAAGTTCCGCTAGATCAGGGGAGACTTGCGCTATTTCTTGTATGGATACTTGTTGTAAGTATGTTCTTTTTTCTCGTTTCCAGCCAACGTAAGATACCATCAACCCCTTCTCTAGCAGATAATTTGAACCTAGTTCCATTTCTTGACGGAAATTAGGTATGTATGAAGACCTCATCCACTTAAGGAAGCTCGAAACCATTCCAGCACGGGACATGGATGCCATACTTGTCGGGAAAGCCTTAATGTGGGATCGTTGTAGTGCTTGGTCTAGGATAGCTACAAAAGCATTGATCCTCTCGCCAACGATGTTAACCTCGGTATCACTAGCACCCGTCCAAGGGAAAGCATTGCTATCGTTCTTCCGTAGATCGTCAGTCTTCCCAGGCCATATGTTGCGACGATCATTGTATGAACGCAAGCAAATTTCAAAGTATTCCTCAAGATTGAGCAAACAAGTGTTATAAGCATCTGTCAAAGCATTGATATTAGGCTCGTCCTCGGCGTAAATCATTGCTTCTTCGTCTTCGTGGGTCATGTCGCTCATAAAATATGTTCGTAAAAATCTTCTGCGTCTTGTGACTTGATGATACCTACTTTGATGGTTTTGCCAAGTAGTTTATCTGATCGGTTTGCGTGACACCTCACAAACACCTTTTCTCCATCCATACGCACTCCTACCCAGCTTTTATTAGGGCATAACATAATAACCAAGAATGAACCAACATAGTTGTCATCCAATGTGATTGTTTCCTCAGTTGTTGGCAATGGTTCTGATACCTTCACCTTAAATGGTCGTCCACGTTTCTTTGCTTGTTTTGTATTCATGTATTAGTATCCCCCAGAACCTTGCCTTGTGCAGTAAGACCTTGATTCATCAACATGGTCAACACCAGCAATAGCAGCATATCGCAATACGTCAATCGGATCTTTCCACGCTTCCTTTAATCCACCCTCGCCAGTGTACTCGGAAAGTGCTTGTATAATGTTCTCGCAGTCAGAACTGACGTAGAAATGTGGTCTATTTACTGAATCTATGGGTTTAGTTGTATCCCATGACATTTTTGAGATCAACGCTTGTAGACCATCATCAATTTCCATTCCAGGTGCAGGTATGCAAATAATCTCCTGCTCGTTCAGATCTTCGATGATGCTCGATGAACTATCTGCTGCTTGGTATTTTGCAGCACCAAGTCTTGGGTCGATGAGTCGCTCAAATATCTCTTCGCCTTCTTCAAGTTCTAGGATTGTGTCAACGTAGTCTTTTATACCAAATCCTTGTCCCTTTGATCCAGCTCCACCAACCCACTTGCCTCCACGCCATTCAGCCCAGTCACCAACGTCAACCCCAGGCCATTCACGGTATACCCAGTATGTATTTGATTCGTCAACGGCAATCCAGCACATAAACCAGTTTTTAGCACCAGCGGGGTCGATAATGTGATACCTTGTGACATTGGTTGTTGGTATTTCTTGAGGTTTGACAACATTGACTTCCTTGTTGAATCGGGGGAACTTTGTAGCATGAGACTTTACTGGTACTCCGTATGCTCGGATAAGTATTTCTTCCCTTGACCTACCCATCAAAGTTTCCTTGATACGCTCGTAGCCACCAAATGGGTTATCCTTAGAGTGGAAGTAATGGACGCTAGCATTGCGCTTCTTACTGCGTTGGACGTATGGAACGATCTCGTCGTTTAGCAACTCAGCTTTGACGTTCTCAATGGTTGTAGCACCGTCTAGATACTCCTTGATGACTTCCGTCCACCCGTCAATCGGGGTAAAAGTAAGTAGCAACTTTGAATTTCTAGTCGCAAGTCGAAATCGAAGTGTGTCAATCAGCTCATTTCCTAATAAGTATTCGTCGAGCCATACTCCAATATTGTGCCATTTAGGGTCTTTGCTGCCAAGTTCAGCACCTTCTAGGATCGTCGGATTATTCTGATACTGTGAGTACGTCTTGAAAATGATCTGCGAACCATTGGGGAAAATCAACGAATTGTCTGTAAATCCGTTCTTCTTAGTGTACGAGATGTATGCGTTTGCTGATGTTTGCTTAGTACGTAACTCGTTTGGAATCCAGTTCCATACTGCACTTTGTTGCTGGCGTATGCTAACCTCGGACGTTTGTGAGAAGCAGAATATTTCAGACTTAGGATTTTCGATTGCAGCTTTGACCACGCAATAGGAACCCCACGCAGTTTTTCCGCTGCGATTTCCACCAAGTGCTAGAATTTCAGGGACTTGTGACAATTGCTCTTCTGCCTTTTCCCAATGCGGCAATCTGAATCCATACCTGTACGGATCTCTTTCGGCGTTATCAATAGCTTCGTGATAAACTTTATGGATGTCCATAAGCTCATCTGGTTCCATTGCACAGATCTCGTCGTCTGACGGAGGTTGCAATATTGCATGATTACGCCATTGCATTATTCAATAACTTCAACTTCAATTGCTTGTTCCTTGATTTTATTGGCAATGCGAGACTTTGCCTCAGCAATCATCTTGGCAGCATCGTCAATACTTGCACCCTTACGATGTTCCACGATTGTGCTTGCCATGCCAGAGAGTTGCCCAGCTTTGTCTGTCATAATGCCAATGGTCAGCGCAAGACGGTCTGGCGAGATCATCTTCAATTGCTCTGGATCGTTGGATAATTGTTCTGCTTTCTCGAATAATAGATCGGTGTACTCAGCCGCAGCAATTGCGTAGCGTTTAGAGAACTCCTTACGCTTTGACTCAAGCGTATCGTTATGCCGCCATTCTAGCGACCTTACTAACTCATGCGATACTTTGCACTTCTTAGCAATTACGCTAATACGTCCACCTTGTGCAAGCATCCATAAGATTTGTGCAGCTACGTTTGGATTGTAATGCTCGATTGAGTTGCGCGGGAATAGCTTCGCACGTTCCTTAACCTCAAGAAAGAACTCCTTAATTGCCTGTTTACTGTCAATCTCAAGAAATTTGTTGTCACTCATGTTATTTTTACTTGTTGCTTAGAATTAAACTCTAATCCTGCTTGAATTGCAAGCCTTCTTTTTCATTGAAGTCTTTAAGTGCATTTTGTAGTTCAGCAGAAAACTCTGGATCGCTTGATGCTTGGTTTGCTAATGCGGTAATTCCCTGCCTTGTCATGAAAGTTCCTTTGAACATTTTAACGTAAGCGTCATTTACTTCCCCAGGCAAAGCATTCCTAGCAAGAGCGGATTTTACTCCATATCGTTCTGTTCCAGTTGAAAGCATTGCTGCTAGGTAACGATTTTTACCAGCAGTAAGGATTGGAGTAATTGGAAGAACAAAAGTCGTTCCACCTTGGTTTTTAATTGTTCTAAGATTGCTTCCTTTAGCTGCAATATCAGTTATAGTATTACCCTCATAAACTTTTGCAAGATCGTACATAAACTGAGCATCTTTTTGTCCAAGCACGGTTTCTACTTTTTGGGCAAATTGAGACTTGCCAGTTGGTGACTCCCAATCAGCAAGAAACTTTTTCGCGTCAAACAATGGTGTGTATGGCGCACTAGCAGAAGGAACGCCACCAGAATAGTCATCAAGCAAATTTCGCATAAAGTCACCCTTGAAAAGATTTCTTGATTCTGGTGATAGTTTACCAAGTTGTACCATTACTGTTTCAGTATCCTTAATAGTATTTCCTTTTGAAAGTATTGATTTAGAAAGCAAATCTGGATCAATATCCTTAAAATTGCCTTTTTTAGCGGCCTTGAATATTGAAGATGTAACCAACGCTTCTTCTTGTCTTTCTAAAACGTTTCTTTTGATTATCCCGTTAGCCACTTCATCTCTAGCATCTTGACTAAGAGCAGAAGACAAAGAATTTAAATCAGTAAGGGTCATCTGTGGCACATTTGCTGATTTTAAAACCCTAAGTTTGCCATTTATGCTATCTAATCCCCTAGCTATTGCTGCTGATTTATTACCATATAAGGAACCAAGCATACCTTCATCATAATCAAGCAGTGCAACTCCTTTTTTGCTACCCATACCAAGATCGTTAAGGTATTGAACCTGCATCATTTCTTGCATTTTCTGGGTAATACCTGCTTGCGTTGGATCGGCTAGTTCAAGTTCTCTTGATGCTTGGAGAACCCTATCAATTTTGAAAGGATCGCTCATAACATTGCTTACAATCTGTCTTGGAGTTGTGGATTGCTCTCCACCAGCTTCTTTCAGAATATATCCAAGGGTATTTTTTTCATAAGCTCCTCTAGCTTGAACCAATTCAGTTGCTTTTTGAAACTCATCACCAAGGTTTTTAACGCTTCCATCTGGCATGGT